AGCTTCATGCCGTCCTCGCCCATCGCGGCGAGTGCATCGGCGACGTCCCCGCCGACCCGGTCGGCGACCTTCTCGAGGTCCTTGTTCCAGGCGGTGGTCGCCTTCGACGCAGACTTGATCTTCTTCTCCACGGCCGTCAGATCGAAGTACTCGACCTCCTTCGTGACGGTCTTGCCCTTGACCTTGACCTTCACCTTCTTCGTCTTGTGCCCCGCCGAACCCGCATCACTGGCCGAGTAGAGGGAGCCGGTGGTGGGGTCGTACCGCCAGTCCGTGACGGAGCCGGCCGCGTTCCACTGGATGTCGCGCGGGTCGCCTCCCAGCCGCCGCACCGTCTCCTCGGCGATCCTCCGGGAGCGGGGGCGCTTGGAGCGGGCGAACGGCACGTAGGCCTCGCCGCCGGTCTCCGGCTCCCCCCACACCCGCCACGACCCGGCCGGGGCGATCTGCGCCACATGGTTCTCAGCGCCGCCCGCGAAGTGCCGTACGCCGCCGCGCTGGATGCCGCCACTGGCGTAGTAGTCGACGACGCCGCCGTCCGCGTAGTCCCGCTTCGCGACCGGGACGCTTGAGCCCTTCTGTACCGAGGTGAACTTGTTGACCTTGTAGTTGGTGGTGATGTTGATCGTCTTGTCGCGGAGCGCGGAGACTGCGGCGGCAACGGAGCCGATGCCGGAGAGTGCCTGCCCGGTCTTCGCGCTGACCTTGACCGACCCGTCCTTCAGATGGGTGACCTTGTAGCCGAAGGCCTCCAGGATCTGCTCGGCTGCGGACGACAGCGTTTTCAGCGTCACGGACTTGGAGCCGGGCGCCTTGCGCACCGCGGCGTTGAAGGCGTCCAGGTCGCGGGTGGCGTCCTCCGTCTCCATGTCGACCCGGGCCTTCTTGTCCGGGATATCCCCGATGGACTTGGCTAGCGCTTGCGCCTCCGTCCGGCTCAGGCCCATCGCCATCGCGGTCTTGATGAACTCCTTTCGGCCGCGGTCGTAGATGTCAATGGCGCCTTCCCAAGAGCCGGTGGCCTCGTAGCTCGCAAGGGCCGCGTCCTTGGTCTTCGTCGTCAGGTCATTCAGTGCCGTCGCAGCTGCCTGCGCCTTCGGCGAGTTGAGGTCGAGCTGCCCATTGACCATGTTGAGAGCGCCGCGGTTTTCCTCTGCTGCCTTCGCGGCGGCATCAATGCTCGCCTCGAAACCGATCATTCCGCCGAGCGCGGATCGGTTCGCATCGTTCAACGCCTCGATGGACTGCCGCAGCCCGTCGGCGCTGCTCTTCTGCGCGTCCAGCTTGGCCTGGGTGTCCTGCGCGGCCTGCCCGAACAGGCCCATGCTCTGCGCGGTGTAGTCCTGCTCGAACTTGGCGTCGGCCAAAGCGTCCTTGTACTTGCCGATGCTCCCTTGCAGCTTCTTGACCTGCTCGGGCTTCATGGTGCTGAGCATGTTCTTGAGTGACGCTGCGGCCAGTTCGGCCTTGCCGCCCCTGACCAGGTCGGCGAGGGACTCGTCGATCGCCTTGAAGGATCCGGTCAGCTCCTCGGTGGCGTCGCCGCCCTTCAGGAAGCCACCCGTGATGCTGTGGCCCCAGTTGTTGACGCTCTCCGCCACGCTGGGGTCGAGCACCTTGTCCATCTGGGACTTCAGCTTTTCGAAGTGCGTGCCGAACTTGCTCGCCGCTTCGCCGGTGACTTTGCCGGTCTGGCCGAGTTTGCCGAGCGCCGTCGTCAGCCGGTCGACGTCCGGTGGGGCTTCCTTGCCGATGTTGGACAAACCCTTGAGGGCCAGCACCACGGCGGCGATCCCGGCGACGACGATGGTGGACTTGGCCGCCACGCCAAGGGACAGGAACGCTGCCCGCAGACCGGCGAGTCCTCCACCGGCGGCCGCCGACGTGGCGGCGAGCGCGGTGATTTGGGCGCGCACCCGGCCGATTCCACCGGCAAGGGCGGCCATCCCCGCCCCGGAGAGCTGGAGAATCTTCAGGGCGGACGCGACGCTGATGATTATCCCGACAAGTTCCGGGGGCAGCGCGGCCACCAGACGGGCGGCCGCGGTGACGAGGGCCAGCATGCCCGGCCCGGCCTGTGCGGCGCCCTGCGCGAGGACGATGACCGCCTTCGCGATGGCGGCGATGGCTTCACGGGCGGCGGGCCCGTTCTGCCGCGCATAGTCCATGATCTGCCCGAGGGCGCCGTTCCCCGCGTCACCTTCGGACACCACCCGGATGAAGTGGATGACCTGGTCGGTCAGTTGGTCCAGCTTGCCGTCGGTGAACGAGGCGATCCGATCGGACAGGGCATCGAAGCCGGGCGTGGAGATCGCCCCGCCAGCCACATCGGCAAGCCGGTTGAGCTGCGTGGACGCGGACTTCACCTCGGGCGTCAGGTGCGGGATCAGCGTGTCCAGGATGGTGATGCCCTTGGTGACCGGCTCCATCGTGAAGCGGGACACGCTGTCCGACCAGTCGTGGAAGTTGCCCTTCAGCGTGGACAGGGCGACCGCGGCCTTCTGCGTCTCGGGCGGCAGCTGCGCAAGCTGCTGCTGGTAGGCGCGGGACGCTTCCATGGCCTGCTGGGAGGTGGCGCCGTGCTGGACGACTGCCTTGCGGTACTTCTCTTCTGCGTCGGCGGCATCGGAGAGCGGCTGGATCTGTCCGGCGAGCGCGATCCCGAACGCTGCGGCGCCGATGCCTGCCGCGCCGAACTCGGCTGCCAGGGGCGCCAGCTTGGCAGAAAGGCCGGCCGCGAGCGGGATGGCGGCCGGAGCCAGCGTCAGCAGGCCCTTGAGGTTGAAGTTGGCCTTGTCGCCCCCGCCGCCGCCCGTCGTGGCGGTGGCCCGCCGGATGTCGCCGCGCAAGCCGCTGGTGTCGCCGGTGACCCGTATCCGGATCGTCTGGCCCTGCTGGGCTCGGCGCACGGCAGCTGACACGTCCCGGCGCAGCTGGTTGGGGTCGCGCAGTACGAGGGGGATTTCGATGCGGTGCCCCCACGCGGCCCAGCGGACCGCGTTCTCCACGTCGCGGCGCAGCTGCATGGCGTTGCCGAGTTGGAGGTCGACGCGCAGGCCTTGCCCCGCACCAGCAGTGGTGAGGGCCGCATTGACGTCGCGTCGGAGGTGGTCGGCATCCACGTCCAGGCGGACGCTGATGTTGTTGCTTGCCTCGGTGCGCAGCAAGGTCAGATTGCGACGAAGCGCGTTCACCTCGTTGGACGCGGACCGTGCGTCGGAGGAGACATCCCGCAGGGTGCGTGCCAGGCCGGAGCCCTGACCCGTCAGGCGTACGGACAGATTCCACTCGGACACTGGCGGGCTCCTTCCTCGGCTAGTGCTGGTCGTGGGCGTACTGCATGGCGGCGTGGATGCTGGTGGGGAGCAGCAGGACTTTCACGCCGTGCCCTTCGTCGCCTTCGGGGACGGTTTTCTGCTTGTCGGCGAGGACCTGGCAGCCGACACAGCGGTGGGTGATGGCGGTGTAGGCGTACTCGTCGCCGCCCGCGTCTTCGTCCCACTCCTCAGCACGCGTGGCGCAGGTGGGGCAGAGCGTCTTGGTGTACGCGGCGTAGGCGAGGGCTTTGCGCCGGTCCAGGTCGGTCCAGGTGCCGTCTCCGAGGCCGCGGAAGTGGCTGTGCGGGATGCGGTATTCGCTGCACAGCTCCATCTCGGCTCGGAAGGCGGCATCGTCAATCAGCCTTTTCCCAGGTCGGTCCGCTGCTGGTGCTGGATGGACCAGGCCGCGTTCCACAGGGCTGCGGCGTCGGATGCGTGCCAGGTGTCGAGGTACTTCTGGGCGGCGGCGGCGGGCATGCCGTCCAGGGAGGCGGCGGCAATGAGCGCCGGGGCGAAGGTGTCCATCGCGAAGTCCTTGCCTTCGGACTCCTCGGCTTCGCTGGGCGGGTTGTCCTTCTGGAGCTTCTCGAGGTCCTTGCGTTCCAGGGCGGCGAAGCGCAGCACGATGACCTCGGCGTCGTACGCCTTCTTCGCGGCCGCGAGTTCAGCGGCTGCGGACCGGACCTGGGCCTGGTAGATGGCGCGGGCGTCGGCGTCGGCGTCCTTGGGGAGGTCCTTGAGGACCTTCTGGGCCTGCTCGTTGTCGTACTCGGCTTCGCGGTACCGGTCGCGGATGTCGGTGTCCTGGCACAGCTTGAACGTCCGGACCGGCTTCTTCACCTGGTCCAGTCGCTTCTCGAGGGCATCCCAGCTGCTCGTGGTGCTTGTCATTCGGGTCTCCGTGGGAAGGCCCGGCCGGGCGCGCGCGGCGCCCTTCCCAGATACACCGGGGCCCGGCCGGGGGCTTGAGGGGGTGTGGACCGGGCTGCGGTCAGGACGGGACGGTCTGGTTGAACACCGGGCGCTGGGTGATCGTGAACTGCACGGTGATCTTCGCGGCCTCGTTGTCTGCGGTGTACGCCTTGGAGTTGGACACCACCGTCGTCGGGAATACGTCCATGCCCTTGGTGCCGGCCGTCTTGCCCTTGGAGAAGATGACGATGTATCCGCTGGTGCCCTTGGCGAGGTCGGTTTCGACGTCGTCCAGCGTGGAGTCCTCGTAGAACGTCAGCGAGGAGTCCGCCGCGGAGTCGTCGCCGCCGATCTTCGACACGAACGTGGACGCCATGTCCGGGGTCTCGATGGGCTGGTTCTCCAGCGACCATCCGTCGATCGCGTTGACCTGCTGCGTGTAGTCGGTACCCGCCGTGATCTCCGCAGAGGTCGGCAGCAGCGACGTGGATGCGATCGTCGGCAGGTAGTAGATCTTGGTGGTGCCCTTGCGGTTGAACCTCATGGATGGCCCCTCGCGGATAGGGGCCAAACGATTGGGGCCCCTTGCTACACGTGTTGGTGTGGCGGCCACCAGAAGGTGGTGGCGTCCGCGTGGGGTCCCGCCGCGGTGCGGTCGTACTGCGCCCTTGTCAGGCGGTGGCTTCCAGGTAGAACCGGAAACGGATCACGCTAGTGATGATGGCATCTTGTGGGTCGGACGTTCCCCCCGCTTCCCGCGCCTCCCGGCAATAGCAGTTGGTGCCCGGGATGGTCAGCGGGTACCGGTAGCCGGGGCTGCCGTCCGCGGGCCGCTCGATTACCTTGCGCCCCTTGTCGGCCAGCCACTGCGACTGCACGCCAGTACCCTGGCTGTCCGGATGCCCGGGGGCGGGCCCGGACACGAACGTCGCCTGGTAGTCGGAGACCGCCGCGCCGTGCCGGTCGGCCAGCGTGCCGTCGTCGGAGTTGTGGTCCAGCGGGTACAGCAGCGTGTACGGCGGCGGATACGGCTGGTTGGTGGCCGGGTCCATGGGCACGGTGACCAGACCGACAGGCTTCCCGGTCAGAGTGCCAAGCAGCGTCATCACGGCGTCGGTGACGGGCTGACGGTCGATCATCAGGCGCTCCCGAAGATGCGGTCCAGGGCGTCCTTGAACGCGTCCTTGAAGTCGGGCGACAGCTCGTTGACGGACGGCTCCACGTGCGGCCGGGGCACCTGGAAGAAGTGGCGCCCGATGCTGTCGGTCATGTCGTAGAACCCGTACTCGAGGCGCCTGCCCTGCGGCGCGTTCGTCCCGACCTCCGCACCACCGCCATCGGTGACCGCGAACGGCTCCGACTTCCAGGAGCCGCGGTAGTCGCCGGTGATGACGTTCGGTCCGGGCCGTCCGGAGGCGTGTTCCATGATGAGCGCGCGCAGGAGGCGGGCCTGCTGCTGCACCGTCCGGTTCACCTCCGGTCCGACGCGGTCCGCGGCCTGCTCGAGGCGCCCGGCGAGGTCGTCCAGGTCCATCAGGTCGCCTCCCGGGTCTGCTGTACCTGGTCCAGGCCGGTGATGCGTACGACGCCGATGGTGCCGGCGTTCGACGGGTCCTGGACCCGCCACTGCCGTCCCAGCAACGCCAGGTCACCG